GCGCTGAAAGCCAACTGGCGCGCGAGGCGATGATCGAGCAGCTGCGGCAGGTGAAGACGATCGACGAGGCCGCCCTGGTGGTGGTGCTGAAGTCGGCTTTCTGTCATCACTGGAAGGTCGGCGGCCGAATTGAGGAGGTGGCAAAGCAGCTGGGGCTCGTCCTGCCAAAGGGATTTGACGAAGATAAGCTTGTCCATCTGGCGAAGCTGAAGCCGCACGACGCGCTGCGCCTGGTGACAGGCTGCATTCTCGATTACGAGGCCGAGTGCGCGATCCAGAACGCCTTCGCGATACCGGATGAAGTCGTGCATTTCCTCGGCGCAAAGAAGGCCGCGGCGCTCAAGGCAAAGGCCGCGGATGGGTTGGCGGCCGCGAAGGCGAAGAAGAAGGGTGTGAACGAATGAATACGGATAACATCGTTCACCTCGACGGCTGCGTGGCTGTCGTGAGCCAGCAGCCCAGCTGGACACGCTACAAGCCTGGTGGACGCGGCCAGGTGCGGTTCTGGCTGGCCGTGTCGCGCGCGATCGCAGGGATGGGCGTCGACATTTTTTTATGCGCGATCGAACCCAGGACCGAGCAGGAGATCCGGCATTACGAGGAGCAGCTGCGGCCGGCCAGACGGGTTACGCTGACGGCCGAGGCGCGCACGGTGGATGTCCAGCCTAACGAGAAGTCGCCGGGCGTGATCTTCGTGGCGGAGGAGTGCGCCTTTGACGGCGCCCAGGTCCAGCCGGTGCATCCGCATAAGCGGCACCGGTTGACGGGCAAGATGGCGGCCGCCGGCGAACATATGGAGGACGAACCGTTGTTCGGAATCGGATCATGAGAGAGTCAGCGCCAGATCCAGGGCAACTTTCGCGCGAGGCGCTCGAGCGCGCCGGCGGCGCGATGGGTAAAGCCGAGAATTGCCCTGTCCAGGTCCCGTTGTTGAAGCGACCGCGCGTGACTGGCGAGGTCGAGCTGGTGCACGCGGAGAATGGCCAGAGCTGCGGCGTATGCGTATCGGAGGAGATCGCGGCCGCAGCCACGAGATTTTTGGGAGGAAATCCGCAGTGAAGGAGGATGAAATCCAACGACTGCAGACGCGCCTGGTGCGCGTGGTGGACTCGGCTTTGCGCGGACAGGTCGTGGAGAACCACTACAGCGTGGAATCGGTGGCGAAGATGCTCGAGGTTAGCGAGCGCACAGTGTGGGAGCGGATCGCGCAATTCGAGCGGTCGGGCGGCAAGGAAGGCCTCGGCCCGATCGTGAAGCTGTCGCACAAGGTGGTGCGCATACCAGCCAGCTCGGTCAACCGGCTGCTGGAAAGCCATCGCGTTCAACCTGGCAAGGAGGCTGTGGCATGAAGCTCGCCGTCTATGCACAGCTGACAATCCTGCGCCATGGCACCGAGTGCGGGACCGACGCCCTTCAAGGCCTAGGTGCGCCCAGGACGAAAGCAGGGCTGAAGGCGCTGCAGCGCGTCGGCCGCAGGCTGCTACCTGGTGGATTATTTGACGCCGAATTAGGCCGGATTTGGCGCTGCCACTTGCTGGTCACACCCGAGATTTCGGATGCCTGGCGCGCGTATCCGCGGCCACGGCCGAAACCGGCGTTTTTTCTGCGAGTTCTCTCGCGTTAAGCCATGAGCGAAACACGTGAATCCCTGCTGCTCGGAGACGGCCGCCAAGTCGATTTTTTGACAAGCGAAACCGAACTACCGAACGCGATGTTTGAAAAGCATGACCTGCATGGAGAGTTCACGGGCGAGCGCCTGCACCAGCAGAACCCGAGACTCTACGGTGCCGTGGTGAAGCTGATCGCCGCCAGCATGCCGATCCAGCTGATCGCTGACGTGCTGTCCATCAGCCCGAACACGGTGCAGGCGGTGCGTGATCGCGAGTCAATCCCTGTAGAGAGGGAAAAAGAAAGACTGGGGAAGCGCTGGCGGTTCGTCTCTGAGCTGGCAATCGAAGGGTTGGCGGAAGACCTGGCTGATCCGGTCAAGCGGGCGAAGATACCGGCGCGCGACAAAGCTATCATCGGCGGCATCGGCACCGAGAAGTCGGAACTGCTCCTGGGCGGCGTCACCGCGCGGCTGGAGACGATCGACGGCAGCGGTCCAAGCCATGCCGACTACTTCGCCCTGATCGCCAAGGCACGTGAACTGAAGAATGTCACGCCAACTGGTTCTGCGGGGGAAATTATTGAGGCAAAAGGGGCGGCTGCGGAGGGCAACGCGGCGCTACAGGCCACACCGGAGGCCGCGCAGCCGGCCCTGGCTACGCCGCGCGAGGGCAGCGCAATCGACGTCGTGACGCCGGTGCCGGCCGCCGAGGTCAAGCCTCCGCCGAAGCTAATCGGTGAGTAATAGTCACATGCTTTCACCTATGAAAAACCCAAGACTGTTGACAAAAGTGATGACAACTCTGAGCAGGACGTGGCAGAAGTTGAGGCAGGCAAGCACGCTCGATCCTGAGCGGAGACGGATCAGGGCGGTTGCGCGTGCACGGCTTTTGAGCTTAAAAAGGGACTTCCGGGGGGAGGGGGGTCTAGGCGGGGACCCCCGGGGGCCGTCGCCTCAATCAGTTGGATCGAGGAATCTTTTTGACAAAAGGGGGTCTCCATGAGCGAACCGGTTTTCGCGCACGCGGAGCGGGACCTGGCGCAGACGCTCGGGCTCGGGCACTCGACCCTGCGCGCGCTGCGCCGCGACTCGCTCGAGCGAGGAACCGACTGGAACCTCATCGATAATCGCGTGTGCTACTCGGACGAGGGCCGCAGGAAGGCGCTGGCGGTTCTAAAAATTTCGGACGGCCCTCCTCTCCCCCTCCCGCCGCCCGCGCCCGCTGGCGCCCCCGCCGCGGTGTGCGGCGCCCCGCTGCAGGGCGAGATGCGGGACCTGGTGTGCGAAAAAAAATATTCGGTGAACCGCCGCGTGGTGGAGGCGAAGCTGGGCGAGGAGACCGTGCTGGTGCGGGTGCGCGATAGCGTGAACCTGCTGCCGGGGATGACGATGAAGTGCCGCTACAGCGGGGAGGGCCGGATGTGGGAGCTGGCGCAGCGGCTTCCAAGGAAAAGGGGGAAGTGGTGACGGAGCTGATCGACAACGTGGATTGGACGAAGGACGACACGGAGCAGTACCTGTCGGCCAATCCGCTGCCGCCCGATTTCCGCTGGCGGGGACGGATCGTGGCGCCGCAGCACCGCACGCTGAAGAAGGGCTACGGTTTCTGGCTGCGCACGACGCCGTACCATCCCGGGCTGTTCGAGGAGGTGCACCGGATCCTGGTGCGGGTGGATCCACTACCGTCGGCCGACGAGCTGGCGCGCCAATTGAGCGAGGGAGAGAAGGCAACCAAAACAGAGGACTTTTTCTGATGAGAATACGAACGGTTAAACCGGAATTCTGGAGCCACGAAGCGATGTCAACGCTGCCGGCCGAGACGGCCCTGCTGGCGCTGGCGCTGCTGACCTACTCGGACGACGAGGGCTTCTTCAACGCCAACCCGCGGCTGATCCAGGCGGCACTTTTCCCACTACGGGAGCTTTCCCGAACCATTACCGTAATGGTACAGGAGCTTTCCAGTATCGGTTACGTAGAGGTACGGAACCTTTCCGACGGACGCCAAATTGGGCGGGTTTGCAACTTCGACAAGCACCAATCGGTGCCGAAGGCGCAACGGAGCAAGCTTAAGGACGCCTTCAACGGTGTAAGTAACGATTCTAAAAACGGTTCAGAACACTCCAGTAAGACTACAGTAACGCTACCGGAAGACTCCAGTAAGGCTACCGGTGGGAACAGGGAACAGGGAACAGGGAACAGGGAACAGGGAAAGGAACAGGGAATACCCCCAACCCCCAAGGGGGTGAGGAGGGGCAAGGGAGCGATAGTTCCAGGAGAACAGCCTGAACCCTTACGCAGCCGGTTGCTCTGCCTGAACCGGATCCCGGTGCCGTACTGCCGCCAGGAAAAAACGCCGTGGCTGGCGCGGGAGGTCGAAGTGGCGCGGGAAGCCGGGCTGCTCGACCTGGCGGAGGCGGACTTCGCGGAGTGCGTGGAGACGGTGCGGCAGTTCTACGCGGCGAAGATCACGGGCGAGGAGGCGCGCCGGCGGTACTGGAAGCGGACGACGCTGCCCTTCCTGCTAGCGAACTGGCCGAGCGAGCTGGACAAGGCGCGGGCCTGGCAGCGGGAGCGGGAGAAGGAAAACGAGGGGAGGTTCGCATGAACGCGGAAAATTCGGCGGCAAATAACGGCCGGTCCGGCCTGCGGGTGATCGAGGGCGGCAAGATCGCCGGCCGGGCGCCCCCGCACTCGCTCGAGGCGGAGCAGTACCTGCTGGCCTGCTGCCTGCTGGACGGCAGCGCGACGATCGGCCTGTGCCTGAAGGCGAAGCTGGGGCCGCGGGCGTTCTACAATCCGGCCCACCGGATCGTGTACGAGAAGATCCTGGAGCTATACGCGGCGCGGCCGCCAGTGGAGCTGGCGATGCTGGCGGAGGAGCTGAAGACGGCGGGCCAACTCGAGGCGGTGGGCGGCTACGCCTACCTGACGCAGATCAGCGCGACGATCCCGACGACGGCCCAGGCGGCCTACTTCATCGACAAGCTAAAGGAGCTGTGGACGCTGCGGGAACTGATCCTGCGCTGCACCGGGGTGGTGGAGCAGTGCTTCAACTACCAGGGCGGCCTGCGCGACCTGGTGGAGGCCCACGCCGCGGAAATGGGGCGGGCGGTGGAGCGGGTGCGCGGCGACCGGGAAACGGAGGACGAGCGCGCGGCGATGGCCTTGCAGCGCAGCCTGGCCCGGGCGGACGGGAAGGTGGACCGGAGCCGGTGGCTTTACACGGGGCTGAAAAATTTTGACCAGAAATGCGGACCCTTCGACGTGCTGAACGAGCACTGGCTGTGCATCTTCGCCGGAATCCAATCCAGCGGAAAAAGCGCCCTGACCCGGCAGATCGCGGACCACAACCTGCAGCAGGGAAAGAAGGGGCTGGTCTTCCTGCTGGAGACGAGCATGGGGAAGTGGCTCGAGCTGGCGGCGGCGACGGCGGCGAAGGTGAACGCGCGGCTGCTGCACGACCTGCCGAAGGACATGCGCGAGCGGTTCGAGCAGGAGCTGCGGCTGCGGCACAGCTGGCGCAACGAGCGGCTGTGGATCTGCGACGACGTGATCCCGGTGGAGACGCTGGTGGCGCGGGTGGAGGAGCACGCGCGCCGGCACGGGACGCCGGACTTCGTGGTGGTGGACCACATGCACCTGCTGAAGTGCCGGCAGAAGATCCACGTGCGGGAACAGGAAGTGGCGCACATCGCGAACGAATTGAAGCGGTGCTTCAAGCGGGTAAACACGACCGGCTGGGTGGCGGCGCAGCTGAACCGGGAGAGCCGGAAGGAGGGCAACCGCCGGCCGAAGGCCCACGACATCCGCGACTCGAGCGCGGTGGAGCAGGCGGCCGACCGGATCGTGATGCTCTACACGCCGGACACGGACATGCGCGGGATGGAGCAGACGGCGGAGCAATCCCAGGTGATGGTCGAGCTGGTGCAGGACAAGGACCGCAACGGACCGACGGCGTGGCCGGCGGTGTGGTTCTGGCGGCCGCAGACGCGATTCTTCGACATCGCGGCCGACGCCCTGGTGGAGGCGCCGACGGGCAAGCACGTGCCGAGCGGCGGCCTATCAAAGAAGGATTTCAAGCAGAGACAGTAACCAAAAAACAACTACGTATCATGAGAAATATCACCGATCATCACATCAACCGCTTCAATGAAGAGATCAAAGTAATCGCGGCCGACGAGCCGGCCTACGGGGGCGCCAACCACGAGTACCAGATCACAGTGAATTTGGGACCCGACAAGCAGATCAAAAAAGAGATCAAGATCGAGCTCCAGAAAGGGCCGATCGCAGAGAACGGGATCAATGGCATCAGCCACGAATCACTTCTCGCAATCGTGATTGACCGCTTGCGCGGGTTCCAGGGCATGGCGCCAGTGCACACCGATCCCATGCCAGGTGTTCCGGCGCAACGTCGCGGACCTTTCGGATGTCGGGAAAATGCGCTCGCGCTCACCAATCTGGAGCAGGCGCTGCTCTGGCTGCAAAAGCGATCGAAGGACCGGCTGGCGCGCGGCGTCGAAGGAAGGAGGCAGGCCTGACGATGAGCGGGTTCCGCCCTATCGAAATGGATTATTTTTACCGCCGGCTGCACGCGCGGGGTCTGGACACGAAGACCCTGGCGGCGATGGTGGGGCGGAACCACGCGAGCGTTTCGCGGGTGCTGAACGGCTCGCGCCGGCGCGGGGCGTTGTGGGAGAAAATCAAGCGGCATCTGCAGCCGGAAGAGATCGCGCTTTTGGACGTGGCACATAGCTCGCCGTGGAACAAAAGGCGGCTGGAAAAGCGGCCGAAATGGACGCCGGAAAAGGCGATGGAACTGGGGGCTGTGCCATGACGCAGGGCGGTCTTAGGATCGAACGGGCCGGCACGGCCGGGGTGTGGCCCCGGATCGTGGGGCGTTTCCGTGGCGAGGTCTTCGTGGAAATCCACCGCGGAAGCATGACCTCGGCCGAATTTTGCGCGTTGTGCGCGGATTACGGGCCGCAGTGGGAGATCACGGTGTGGCAGGCGACGCCGAACCGGAAATCGAAGGGGAGGCTGTTGACGGTATGAGCGAATTCCGGCCCACGATCCACCCGGTGCTGACGATGCCGACGGCCGACGAGGCGGCGGCGTTGGGCGCCGAAGGCTGGCGCCAGGCGCTGCTGAAGCGCGAGGAAATCATCCGCCATGAGGTGGAGAACCCGCTCTACGGCTGCTGGGAATCGCCGATCTGGCGGGTGTGCGACGCGCTGCTGGGCGTGCCGTGGATGGACGAGAAGGAGGCGGAGAGGATCCGGCTCAACCTGAAATTCAAGCAGCCGGTGAACGTGATCCTGATCAACGGCGGATGGGCGTCGTCAAAAACTGAATACGCGGCGAACCGAACGAGCCGGCTGATGCAGCGGACGCCGAACGGGCTGACCTGGTTCTTCCACCAGACGCTGAATTCGTCGCGCGACCAGCAGCAGCCGCTGATCTGGAAGTACCTGCCGCCGGGCCTGCGCGGATCGCGCCCGATCCTGACGGCCGGGACCTACGTGGCCTACAAGGTGAAGACGGGGTTCTCCGATGAAAATTTCGTACTGCCGAACCTGCACCGAGGCCGCTGCTGGACCTATGACGGCGGAATCGACAAGCTGCAGGGGCCGACGGTGAACGCGGCCTGGGCCGACGAATTGATCACGCCGGATTTTGTGCAAGCGATACGCTCGCGCGTGTCGCGCTCGAACGGGTGGTTCTTTATCACCTTCGCGCCGATCGAGGGGTACACGAACACGGTGCAGGAATTCTGGGACGGGGCGGAAGTGGTGCGCGAGAGCACGGCGTTCCTGAACCCGGACGACAACGGGCCGCGCGACGTGGCGCGCTACCTGGGCCTGAGCGAGGACGAGTGCGGCCTGCTGAAGGAGTGGCTGAACGGAAGGAAGAAAGGCGCGCCGCCGAACGTGCCGTGGTCGCGGCCGGAGGATTGCGCGAAGTGGCTGACGGGCGAGCCGAGCCAGCCGGCGGTGCCGGAGGGACGCAAATTCAAAAAAGTGCCGCGGGTGCTGAAGCCGGCGGACCCGGAGGAAAAGAGCGCGATCGTGTGCTTCCACGGCAGCGACAACCCGTTTGGCGAGCCGCTGAGCGTGTACCTGCTGAACGCGGCGGCGGGCGAGGAGCTGGGCAACCGCTATTTCTACGGGGTGGCGAAAAAGGGGATGGCGCGGAAGTTCCCGAAGTTCAGCCGGCACGTGCACGTGATACCAGCGGAGGCGATCCCGCTGCAGGGGACGAATTATCTATTCATCGACCCGTGCGGCGGAAGGAATTTCTTCATGAGCTGGTTCCGGGTGGTGACGCCGACGCGGGCCTACCTCTACCGGGAATGGCCGGGAAATTACGAGATCACGGACATCGGGCTGCCCGGACCCTGGGCGCTGCCGGACGGGAAGCTGGGCGACGGCCGGCAGGGACCGGCGCAGGACGGCTTCGGCTTCGGGCTGGTGCGTTACAAGCGCGAGATCGCGCGGCTGGAAGGCTGGAAGGACGAGGCCGGCGCAAAGTGGCCGGAGGGAAAAACGGAAAGGGAGATCGTGAGCGGATGGTTCGCGGAGAACGGCGCGCGCGAGGTGGTGGCGCGGCGATTCCTGGACTCGCGCTACGCGAGCACGCCGCACCTGCAGGACGACCGGCCGGTGACGATGCTGGAGAACTTCGCGGAGATCGGGATGTTCTTCGAGCCGACGCCGGGCGACGACGTGGCGGAGGGGATAGGCTTCATCAACGACGCGCTGGACTACGACACGCTGAAGCCGGTGGATGCGCTGAACTGCCCGAAGCTTTTCATCTCGGCGGACTGCAAAAACACGATCTTCGCGATGGAGACCTGGCGGAACAAGGAGGGGAGCAAGGGGGCGACGAAGGACCCGATCGACAACATCCGGTATTTCCTGCTCTCGAAACTGATGGCGGTGCGGGACGAGGATTACGAGAGCGATGGCGGGGGGCACTACTGAGGCGGCGAATTTCAAAGACCATGAACACCAAAACAAAAGCAGAGGCGGCCGTGACCGCGGAGCAGGTGGACCAGCGGCTGCCCCGCATGTTCTTCGTGCGGCGGGGGGACGTGATGCGGGCCTTCGGGCTGAACGACGAGCAGATGAAGTCGCTGACCGTGATGGAGACGGAGGACCTGGCGGCGGAGGCGAAGGCGGCCCTGGCGCGCCAGGGAAAATTTGTCGCCGAATATCCGACGGGCAAGCAGGCGAAATTCGTGCGCAGCCTGGTGGTGACGGCGGCCTGGGCATGGGAGGGCCGGCGATGAGCACCGACGAACAGCAGCGCTGGATGGAGGACATGAAGCGGGTGCAGGCAACGGTGGACGCGCTGGGCGAGCATTTCGACACGGTGAAGGTCTTCGTCTCGCGGCACATGCCGGCGGAGCTGGGCGGCACGATCCGGATGGAGGGCCAGAGCGGAAACAACTACGCGATCTACGGCCAGACGAAGGAATTCGTGCTGAAGATGGAGGAGCGGATCCGGATGGACGCGCGCGTGATCGTGATGCCGATGCAGCCGCCGCCGGCGGCGCCGGGCGAATGATTTTTCCAAAGAAAAACCACAAATGACGACGACATGGAAACCAACCGGGAAGATCTGAAACAATACACGGTGCCAGGCGAGGGCGGCACGATGACCTGCCAGCCGGCGCGGCTGACCTGGCTGAAGGAGGAGTTCCGCCACATGACGCTGCATGGCGGCTGGAGCGTGAACGACCGCCGGCTGCTGGCGGAGGACACGCGCTACTGCCGCTGGCCCGGGCAGAGCACGGACGGGAAGAAGCACGCGGACGCGGACGCGGGCAAGCCGGCGTTCCCCTTCGAGGGTGCGAGCGACGTGCGGATGCGGACGGCCGACGACATCATCAACGAGCAGGTGATGATCCTGATGGCGGCGCTGATGCGGATGCAGGTGGGGGTGAAGGGAACGCAGTCGAACAACGACCAGCTGGCGGCCAACCTGAACGTGCTGCTGCAATGGGTGATCCGCAACCAGCTGGGATCGGAATGGATCACAGAGTGGACCAAGCTGGCGCAGTTCCGCCAGGGCGACTCGCCGGGGGTGGGCTTCATGCAGGTGTGGTGGAAGCAGGAATGGGCGCTGCAGCAACTGACGGTGACGGCCCAGGACGTGCTGGCGAAGGCGCAGCAGGCGGCCCAGGGCGGCCAGCTGCCGATGGACCAGCTGCAGGAACTGCTGACCGATCCGGCCCGGCAGGAAGAGCTGACGGAACTGATGCAGGCCCTGTGGCCGGACCTGCGGGCCGGCACGGCCTCGACGGCGGCGGAGGAACTGCAGAGCGAGGGGAAGGCGAGCTTCCCCTGCCCGTACCTGAAGGAAAACCGCCTGGCGATACGCGCGCGGAGGCTGATGGAGGACATCTTCATCCCGGAGAACACGACGGAGATGCAGCGCGCCCGGGTGATCTGGGTGCGGGAATGGTTCTCCGCCTCGGAGCTGCGGGAGAAGGAGCGGCTGGAGGAATTCAAGCCGGGTTTCGTGGACGAGGTGCTGAAGCACGAGGGCGAAACCTGCTGGCGGCACTACACGCACTACCACGTGAACGGCGACTACAGCAACCGCATCATCGAGCGGACGTGGGACAAGAGCCGCCACCGCGGCGAGTACGAAATCATGACGGCGTATTTCAAGGCGAGCAACGCTGACGGCGTGCCGGGCATCTACCTGGTGCAGTACCACCACGCGGTGGAGAAGCCGGGCTCGGACATGGAGTTGGTGGACGAGAAGCACGGGCAGTACAACTTCGTGGCATCGCTGCGCGAGATCCTGACCGGGAAATTGTGGGACACGCGCGGGATCGCGGAACTTTCGATGACGGAGCAGCAGAGCCTGAAGCTGCTGCACGACTCGTTCATGGACCACGCCCAGCTGAGCACGGTGCCGCCGGTGAAGGTGCCGGCATCGCGCCCGAAGATGGCGCTGGTGCTGGGGCCGCTGAAACTGATCAAGGAAAACCGGCCGGGCGAGATCTCGTTCATGAACCCGCCGGCGTACCCGAGCACGAACGCTAACGTGCAGCAGGCGATCGAGGCGCGGCTGGACCGCTACTTCGGGCGGATCTCGGCGGCGAACCCGCCGGACCGGGTGAGGACCTACCAGCAATCGCTGATCGAATTCTTCCTGATCGACGTGGCGAAGGTGATGAAGATGGCGCTGCAGCTGTGCCAGCAGTACATGGACGACGCCACGATCGCGCGGGTGACGGGCGAGCAGGGCCTGCCGATCGCGCGCTCGGTCGAGGAGATCCAGGGGCAGTTCGACGTGGAAATCACGTTCGAGGCGGGGATGCTGAACATGGAGTACCTGAAGATGATCGCAGAAATCATCAGCACCTACGTGCTGAGCTGGGACACGCTGAACACGGTGCAGCGGGACAAGCTGGTGCGGTGGTTCTTCGGCGCGCTCTCGCCGACCCTGGCGAAGGACCTGATTATGCCGGTGCAGGCGGCGCAGCAAAATGAGATCAAGGACGAGCAGAACAACTTCTCGCAGATCAGCGCGGGCGTCGAGCCGCCGATGATCAACGCCGGACAGAACTTCCAATTGCGGCTGAACACGCTGCTGGGGATCGGGCAGAAGAACCCGGAGGCCTTCCAGAAGCTGACGCCGGTGAGCAAGAACATCCTGGCGGCGCGGATCAAGCACCTGCGCGGCCTGGTGATCGAGCAGCAAAACGCCTTCATCGGAAAGACGATGGCGAAGCCGGGCCTGGCGGCGAACATGCCGGGCGGAAACGTGCCAGGGGGAGACGTGGCGGACCAGCTGGCCGCGGCGTCGAAGGAACAGGGCGGCCTGGCGGCCGCGGGATTCAACTGAGGAGACATGATGAACACATTCGGAAAACAGATGCGGTTCCACGTGGCGCACGATTTCGCCAACCTCGGAAGCCTGGCACTCCGGGCAGTGCTCGACGAATGGACGCCGCAGGGCGCCCGGCGCTCGATCGTCCTGCCGATGGAGCTTCGACAACTGCGTGATGAGGATGGCGGACATGAGATCCGGCCTTTCTGCATGCTCAATCCGGAGGAGGCGCAGCAGCTGATGGACGCCTTGTGGACGGCGGGACTGCGGCCGACGGAGGGCACAGGATCGGCCGGGGCGCTGGCGGCGACGCAGGCGCACCTGCAGGACCTGCGCCACCTTGTTTTCAAAACCAAACCCAAAAACACATGAAACTACGAGAACGACTGTTCAGACTGTTATTCGGCGCCGAATATGCCGCGCTGGCGGCGCAGACGGCCAGGATCAAGGAGCTGGCGGAAGAGAAGAAAATCCTGCGGGAGGAGATCGCCAAGCTGGAGGAAAACGAGAAGGAGATCCTCGCGACGGTGAGCCGGCAGAACGCAAGGCTGCGTGAGCAGCTCGAGCTGGAGGAGGCGCTGCGCACGCAGGTGCAGAAGCTGACGCCGCGTCGGCCGCGCTTCGACCGGCCGGTGGAGATGGATGAGCAGGCGCTGGGTGAAGTCCTGGCAGGGACAGCAACGGCGCCGATAATGAAGGCGGTGATGCAGCTGCTGGACGAAAAGTTCATGGCGGCGAGCGATTCGTCGATAGGCCCGAAGCTGACTGAAGGGGAGATGAAATTCGGCCTGGGCGGGGCGGACTGGCTGGCGCAGCTGAAGGCCGACCTGCAGGCCTACACGGAAAGGGGGAAGGAATGACCGCGTCGCACGAGCAGGCCATCCAGGATGCGCGGGCGATCCTGAACCGGGAATTCGATTCCTTCCTCATCACCACGCGCGCCGTGCCCGAGAATGGCCGCAGCGAGATCAACAATGACTGGCACGGCGAGATAAGCAGCGTGGTGGGCATGGCGCACCTGGCGGTGAGGCGCGTGGAAAAGGTGGCCGACGACGGAATCGAATTTCAAGAAAGGGCCGACTGATGAGCGAACCCGGCACCCACCCATCGGCAGACGCGGAGCGCGCGGCGTTTGACCAGCGCCAGGCGGCCAACCTCTACAAGCTGAGCTTCGTGGCCGGGCTGCTCGGGCTGGACCCGGGCGCGAGCGCGGAGGAGTTCCACAAGCGGATCGAGGAGCTGAAGCGAGGCGGCAAAAAGGAAGCGGTGGAAGACTCAAGCCAGCTCCATTTGACGGCCTGAAACGGTGGAAAAATAACCCGGAAACGCCCGGAAACGCCCGGGAAAGCCCGTAAACGCCCGGGAACCGGGATTATTGTTTTGCGCGGCGGTGGCAGCGCTCCGAACGGAGGCGGCATGCGCGTAAGTGCATGGCTTAATCTTTGGGAGCCGTGCGGCGGCCGTCGAGGCCGCCGCCAAAGCCATTGTCATCCCAACATGAGGGACGCAAATCATGGGTGCTGAAAACAACGGCGAAGCGGCGCCGGTGGCCAACGGCCACGACCAACCCGCGCAGAACAACGGGGAGTTTACCCACGACATGATGGCCGGAGTCTTCGGACGCTTCGGAGTGAAGCTGACGAAGCCGGAGGAAAAGAAGCCCGAGACCAAGAAGACCGACGCAGCCGCCGCCAACGGCGGGGGCGAAGGTGAAGGCGAAGCAGCCGCCGGAGGCGAGGCCCATGCGGCCGCCGCAGCCGGGGAAAAGCACGCCGAGGGCGCCAACGGCGCCGAGGCAGCCGAAGCCGCCGGAGGGGAAGAGGGCGGCAAGGGCGAAGGTGAGGGCGAAGGTGAAGGAGCCGCGGCCGGAGAAGGCGGCGGCGAGGGCGAAGGCGAAGCCAGGGGGGAAGAGTCCGACGTGGCGAAGGAGACGAATAAGATCGTCGCCTCGAAACTGAAGGACCTGCCGCCCGAGCTGCGCGACCGCGTGCAAGGCGTGATCAACGGGCGGATCGCCGAGATCGTGAAAAAGTCGAACTCGGAGAACGACCGGCTGGCCGCGCGGGTGGTCGAGGTGACGACGGAACTGGAGAACGTGCGCAAGAACGGGGCCATCCCCGTGCAGGTGCCGGGAATCCATCCGACGATGCTGGCGGAGACGCCGGCGCAAATCGACCAGCACGAGGCGGCGCTCGAATCCTTCATCGCCTGGGCGGAAGACCACCAGGACACGGGCTACGAGGGCGACGCGAGCAAGAACGAGCAAAGCTACACGGCGGACCAGATCCGCACGCGGCTGCGCGAGGTGCGTCGCGAGATGACCAAGGTGATCCCGCAGGCCCGAGCCAACCTGCAGGCGCGCGCCCAGATGGACGCGAACCTGAAGAAGGCATTCCCCGCCATGTACAACCCGGCAACGGAGGAATACGCGGCGGCGCAGAACATCCTGAAAACATTCCCGGAGCTGCGCAAATTCGCGGACAGCCCGGTGCTGATCGCCCAGCAGATCCTGGGACGAAAGGCACTCAACGAGGTCCTGGTGAAGGCCGGATTCGGCGTTTCGCAGGCCGGAGGGCAGCAGCAGCAACAGCAGAATAAATCAACGAAGGCACCCGTCACGCCGGCGAAGAAAGCGCCGCGAGCGCCCGGCAGCGGAAGCCCTTCACGCGGGAGTGTCCTGGACCAACCAGGAAACCAACGCTCCGACGCTACCGCGGAAATCAGCACCTTCACGAAGTCGAAGAGCAAGACCGACCTGAAAAAGGCGGTACGGGCACTCGTCTTCACCGGATAACCGGCGGATCGGAGCAGCCGGAAAAAGAAAGCGACAATGGCACAGTTACTCGAAAGCAACCAGGTGGGCGTGCGCGAAAGCCTCGCCGACCTTATCGCCGTGGCGGAGTCCGACGCGACCCCGTACACGAGCATGTTGGAAAAGCGGAAGAAGCCGATCAACGTGATCCACGACTGGCAGGTGAAGTCCTATCCGGACCGCGGCCACTCGGGCGTACCGGACGGCAAGCCCGCGACGGACTTCGCCTACAACCCGCGCCAGCGCCTGCACGGCGTGGTGCAAAAGTTCTGGGAGCTGCCGGCAGTCTCCGACTTCTCGGAAGAAGTCGAGGTGGCGGGCGCGCCCCAGGGCGAGATGGAGGAGCAGGTGGCGGACGCCATCGTGCTGCTGGCGCGCAAGATGGAAAAGCGCTTCCTCTCGGCCAATGACTGCGCGCTGGAATCGCAGCCGGGCACGGCGAACGAGACGCGCGGCGTCTTCACCTGGCTCTCGCCGACGGCGCAAGGCCAGTACCCGGTTCCGGCCGGCTTCCGGCCGAGCGCGGCGCAGCTGTACAGCGGCACGCTGGCAAACTTCACCGAGGCGCAGCTGATCACGCTGGCGGCCGCGGCCTACAAGAACAGGAAGAAGAAGATCAAGATGGCCGGCATCCTGGGCGTGGACCTGAAGAACCAGGTGACCACGTTCTCGAAGTACGACACGGCGCCGGGCGGGACGACAGCGATCCGCCGCTTCAACCAGAGCGGCGACGACCAGGCGCTGATCAGCGTGATCGACCGCGTGGTGCTGGACACCTGCGAGATCGACCTGATGATCTCGAGCTTCCTGTACACGAACGCGGCCGACGGCACGGCGAGCGCCTACACGGACAAGTCGGGGGTGTTCCTCGACATGGACATGGCGGCCCTGCACTACATGCGCCTGCCCCGGACCAAGCCCCTGCCGTATGACGGCAGCGGATACAAGGCGATCGTGGACGCGATGGCGCTCCATGTGATCGACAACCCGCTGGGCATGTTCTCGGCAACCATCAACGCCTAACCCGGGAAAGGAGGAAATTTTATCATGACCATTGTACCGACAACTCTCGAAAACGGCGTCGTGAAACGCTCCGACTTCGTGGTGGACATCACCGCGGACGGCGGCGACTTATCGGCGGCGGTGAACAACACCGCGCTGGTGCTCAGCTGCCTGACGACCCTGGCGAACGTGATGATGATCGAGCTCTCGCACGTCGAGCTCCTGGAGCCCTTCCAGGACACGACCGACGCGGCGCAGAACTCGACCTCGCTCACGATCGGCGACGGCGGCAGCGCGAACCGCCACCTGACGGCGACGGAGCTGAACGCGAACGGCGCCTACGTGACGGTGAAAGCCGGCACGGGGACGAAGTACGTGCCCGGCGCGGACACGCCGACGACGTTCACCTTCACGCCCACCGCGGGCAAGAACCTGGCCAACCTGAACAAGGGGAAGCTGAGGGCTTACTTCCGCGTGATCGACGCGCGGCCGAGGCCGTAACGGCCAATCCATTCCGGTGCGGAGAATTCCGGACCGGAGTTTGTAGTTCTACGGTTTGCTTGGTGTTAGGTCCGAGGGGCGCCGGTCTTCGACCGGCCGGCGCCCCAAGGGCAAACTGAAAAATGACGCCCAATCTGAAAGACATCCTGGCTGACAACAGCCTGAGCCTGGACCCGGAGCAGAGCGCGGAGGACGCGATGGCGGTGCTGGGCGTGAACCTGAAGGACGTGCTGCACGAGCTGGAATTCCGGCGGCAGCAGCGGATCGCCAGGGCCTACCAGACGCAGCGGCGGGCGGCGAAGCAGAACGGGGAGCGGAGGATCCTGCGCACGCCGGAGGGCGGCGGGGAAATCAAGTTCCAGATCCACCCGGTGTTCTACCACTACTGGGGCCAGCGGCTGGGCTACGAGTGCTGGCGGGACGACACGTTCGTGCGCGAGATGCTGCGGGACAACCCGGAGATACGGATCCGCAACGCGGACGCGAACAAGACGGTGGTGGTGGACGGCCTGAAGGGCCGGAAGGCGGCGCGGCCGGGAGTGCACGGCCGGCGCGGGAGGTGGGCGGCATGAGGACGGTGACTTTCAAATCGGTGCTGGAGGGGGTGGCGAAGCTGAAGGGCGTCGATCCGGCGACGATGAACGCGACGGACAAGCTGGTCTGGACGGAGTTCATCAACCAGCGGGTGGCGGAGGGCTGGGAGCACGAGTTCTGGCCGGAGGCGACGGTGCTGGAGCAGCGGCTTTTCCGGGACACGTATTCGGCGGAGAATACCTACGCGGCGCCGACGGCGGCGGGGGCGAGCGAGGTGTATTTCCCGGCGACGGACCAGTATTTCCAGGCCCTGCAGGCGACGACGGGGAACGACCCGGCGGTGCTGGTGGCCGGGCTCTACCAAGTGGACTACGCGCACTGGGCGTTGAGCATGGACAGCTACAGCGGGGCGCCGTGGGCGGCGAACACGCAGTACGTGGGCGGGGTGGTGGGCACGCCGGGGACGATCGTGCAGAACCCGGCGGACGGGCGGTTCTACATGTGCCTGAGCACGCACCTGAGCGGGCCGGCCTTCGACCCGACGAAATTCGCGATTTTGACGCCGTTCGAGCGCTACATCAGCCTGGACCAGACGGGGCAGACGCCGATCGGGACGGTGCACCAACTGACGCGGACGAACCCGCGGACGAACCCGAGGTTCCCCGGGCCGCTGACGTTTCTGGTGAACAACAAGGGGATCCTGCCGGCGCCGCTGTGCGGGACGAAGGTGTGGGTGGAATTCCGCCTGCGGTGCCCGGTCTTCGACTCGACGGTGTGGAGCAGCACGGAGGCGAACACGCCCGGGCAGATCCGCTACCGGCCGGACACGACGGGGGAATGCTACCTGGCGCTGCTGGCGGGGACGAACCTGGTGCCGGAGAGCTCGCCGGCGTACTGGCAGAAGATCGACATGCCGGCCGTGCTGGAGCGCTTCATCAAGCGGGCGGCCTATGCGGACTCGCTGCGGGAGGACGGCCAGACGGACAAGGCGATGGCGGAGGAGCAGAACGCCTATGCACAACTTTACCGGGCCAGCGACGTCGCGCTCGCGAGCCAGGGGCAATACGAACGCGCGGCGGCGCAGGTGTATTGAATCATGAGCAGACCCAATGTTAACTCAACAAGCGAGCCGAGCAACTCGGTGGGCACGCCGGGCACCGGCACTGTGAAGGTGCAGACGGGCGACGCGGCGGCAAAGCTGGTGGACCTGCTGGCGGCGCTGGTGCCGGCGGTGACGATCGACCCAAACACGAGGTGGGTGAACATCGACATCGAAACGAACGACATGCGGTGGGAGCCGACGGGATCGGCGAACCTGACGCAGGCGGTGGGCAGGCCGGGCTACGCCACGTCGTCGATCCGCCTATCGGCCAAAATGGCAAAGGCGATGACGGTGATCAGCAAAACCCTGGGCGCCCCGGCGGACCTGCACGTGAGCCAGGTGACCTACTAAGATGAAACGCCTGATCTTATTTTTCGCGCTTCTGGCCGCGGCGGTGGCGAGCGGGCAAACGATAACCCCGGGCGGGGCGCACGAGGCGACGGCGGCGCAGACCTCGGCCGGGACGGCTGGCGCGCCATACTACCTGACGCCGCGGGCGCTGGTGGGCAGCGCGCCGACGCTGACGGGATTGTGGACGTTCGCCGGGAATAGTCTGATAAATAGCCAACTCGGCGTTACCTCTCTTCCGTCTGGAGACAATTTATCTACGGTTGCGACTGATACCAACGAGCCGTTTTATATTACACGCACGACCAACAACGGCGCTGGAACAGTCAGCCTGATTCAGCATATTTTCTACAAAACAACGCCGGTGGCCAACACACAGGTTATGGCCGGGATTCTAGTCGATAGCGACGATGCATCATCGTTGGCTATTGGCGCGGGTCACTGGGCCAACATGGTCGGCGTATTTACGCGTGAATCGTCTTCCGGAATGCAGGGTTGGGGCATGGAGGCGAAATATACAAATAAATCCACCGCCAACGATGCCGGACAATCGTTGTGGGCAGATACACAGTATAACATGGCGAGTGCAACGGGCCATCGTGCGCCGGGAATAACGCAGACATTCGAACTTTTTAACGGCACGCCCAGCACGCCAATTGCCACGGGGGGCGTTGTATCCTATCACGCGCAAACTCCGTTGGAGGGGGGAGACAGCACTAAGTTTGTTGGCTTTTGGGGAGACGCAAATTTTGCCATCTACAACGCAGGCCCGATCCGGGCGTATGATACGCTGGGAGCATCCGGCGGCGGATATCCAGATGGCGCTCCAGGAACAAATTATTGCTATACAAATTTTAATAATACCGATGGAGAACTAGGAACTAGTTCCGGTAATCTTCAATTAAAGCCAGCGGGAGGATTTACACTCCAGAATGGATCAGGTCTTGTTCCTGCGTCTAACTCCATAGGTCAGGCGCTCGGGCTTGCGCCTAATAACTGCTGGGTCGGAACATTCCAGACCGCGACATTGACGACAAACATCGTCACGGCTGGAAGCGGAACCGGTGTGACGGTGAACCAGACCGCACTCGTCACGCGCACGGTTTACAAGGTGACGACCACGTTTGCGGCGTTTTCTGCTGCGGCTAAGACGGCTGACCTGACCATTGCCACATTGCCGGCGAAGATGCGGCTATGCTCGATTATTTGCGACGTGACTCAGACATTTTCCGGCGGCGGGGAGACTGCTGCTACGTTCACGGCCGGGCACGCGGCCGGCGGCGCGACCTTGCTAGCCAGCTTTAGCTGCTTCACTGCTACCACAACCAAAGGGCTGGCTGACGCGGACCTCGGCTCTGACATCAACCGGGCGAACGCGGTGCTGGGCGGCTACGTCGGGAGCTGGAGCGCCACCACGCCGGTATCGGTAAGGCTCACGACCACCACAAACAACACCAGCTCGCTGACCCAGGGCAGCGCGACCTGGTACCTCGTCTGCGAACAGATGCCCTAACCTGACATGAAAACCAAGATCACCCACCTGCTATCATTCATCATCAAAACGGCGTGCATCGTGTGGACGCTGTACGGCGAATATCATTTCACCGTCGCCCGGTTTATCGCGGATCCAAAGATTCTGGGGCCGGCGATCGGGATCATCGTCTTCATGATGCTATCGGCATCGAAGGATCTGGCGCACTTCTTCGCCCACGAAAGGCAGCCATGAAGAACTACCGCAAATTCATCCTCGGCGTCCTTTACCTGGCGGCAGCGACGTTCCTGTTCTGGAAGGAGATCGAGGCTTCGCAGGGGAAGGCCGACTGGACGGGGTTTGGCGTGGCGCTGGGCGGCCTGGCGTCGGGCGTGGCGGCGCTGGTGTGGGGTTATAACAAGGAGCACGAATTTTCCGCCAAGGCCGGCACCAACGCCGGCGGCAACATCAACCCAACGACATCATGAGCTGGTTATTCATCGGTTTGCTTGCTGGTTTCATCCTAGGCCTGGTGGCCGGGATTTTTCTCGTGCACGAGGGCATCCTGGCGCTGATCGAGGGGCGGTTCAAAGCCGCCGAGGCGCGGATCGAGGAGAGGTTCGCGGACCTGGAAAAGCGCCTGGGAGGCGCGGTGAAAACGGTGGAGGCCAAAAACCCGTGAGCCTGGACCTGGGAGCAATCATCGGGAACGTGGCGAGCGGGGGAATCCTGGGCCTGGTGGGCTCGATCGGGACGGGGATCGTGTCGATCTTCCAGGCGAAGAACCAGTATGCCCACGACGAGAGGATGGCGGCGCTGGAGATGCAGCGGATCGGCGCGCAGTCGGACGCGGATGCGAAGAAGAGCGCGGACCAGCTGAAGCTGGAGCTGGAGGAGGGGGCGGACAAATCGTTCCAGGCCTCGCAGCTGGCGGCGTCGGCGATCAATAACGTGCCGCCGGTGATCGCGGGGTTGCTGGCGCTGTGGCGGCCGATCCTGACGGCGGCGCTGACGGTTTTCGCCGGCTGCCTGTACCCGCATTCAGACGGGCCGACGCAGATTTTCATCACGCAGGTGGCGGTGCAGTCGTGGTCGGCGGCGATCATGTGGTGGTTTGGGAGCCGGCAGATGCTGCAATTCGTGCCGGCGAAGAACACGGGAGCGGCCCCGGCGGCCGGGACGTCATGAGCATGGAAAACACTTTCAACCCGAATTCGTCGGACGCGATGTTCGCGAAGGTGCTGCAGCGCCTGGACACGCAGGACGAGACGTTGCAGCGGATCGAGCAGAACACGTCCTCCGGCCTGGGATCGCTGGGCAACCGGGTGGGCGCTCTAGAGCGGGAGCGGTGGTACCAGCGGGGGATCACGGCGGCGATCGCCACGGTGTGCATCGGGATCTGGGAGTGGATCACCCGGAAATAATTCAGCGCCGAATAAACCATGAGCCGATACCGCAGCTACGGACCGCGCGACGACCAGGAGGTGGAGGACCAGGACCTGTTCTTCCGCGGCTTCCGGTCGCGGATGCAGCCGGCCTCGCTGCCGCCGGGGATAGCGTCCTACCTGGGGAACATGCGCTGCAACCGCGGGACGGCCGCGGTGCGGCCGGGAAGCAAGGCGGTCTCGACCGACATCGCGCTGGACACCCCGCCGCTGGTGCTGGACGTGATGCTGGGGGCGGACATCGCCGTGACCTCGATCACGCGGGTGGGAACGACGGCGACGGTGACGACGGCAACACCGCACGGTTTCAGCAACGGGCAGACGATCGCGATCGAGCACGCCAACCAGGGGGCGTACAACGGCGACTTCATCATCACGGTGACGGGGGCGAGCACCTTCACCTACACGGTGGCGGGCGCGCCGGCGACGCCGGCGACGGGCGCGATCACCTGCAACGCGGGCCCGCTGCTGCTCGAGGACTACAGCGAGAGCGTGCGGTGCGCGATCGAATACGCCGACGACAGCAACGGCGAGGGCATCGTGCTGGCGCTGACGAACCGGGCCTACGTGTACCTGCCGGGGCTGGCCTCGGTGCTGCTGACCTATCCCGGCGGGGAGACGGTGCAGGATACGGACGACGCGAGCATGCTGGCCTTCGAGGGCCAGGTGTACCTTTTCCGCGGGCTGCCGACGGCCGCGGCGCTGACGGTGAGCTCGATCACGCGCGCCGCAACGACGGCGACGGTGACGACGGCGACACCGCACGGGCTGAGCACCGGGCAGTGGGTGAACATCGTGGGCACGGACCAGAACGAATACCGGGGGATCGCCCAGATCACCAGCACCGGAGCGAGCACCTTCACCTACCAGGTGGCGGGCGCGCCGGCGACGCCGGCGACGGGGGCGGCGATCACGGCCACGCCATGCAAGCCGGCGCTGCAGTGGGACCGGAACCTCACGCACAATTTCGTGACCGTGCCGGTGGGGCCGAACCCGACGGGAGGGACGATCATCCGCATGCCGCCGACGTCGTGGGGGGTGTATTTCACGCGCCGGCTGATGCTGGCCTATAGCCGGGACGAGGAAATCCTTTCCGACTTCGACGACATGACGAGCTACGACACGGGATTTGAGGAGCTGCGCCAGGTGCCGGCGGCGCAGGACCACCTGGTGGGCGCGCAGCCCTACCAGGACCTGAAGGTACTGATCCTGTGGCGGTACTCGGTGCACCTGCTGCAGCTGGACGCGACGGCCGCGGCGCCGGTGAACGTGACGGAGATCACCCGCTCGGTGGGCTGCGCGGCGCGGCGGACGATCACGCTTTGCGGCGACCAGATCCTGTGGCTATCGGACCAGGGTGTGGCGCGGCTGATGATCGGCCTCGAGCTGAACCTGACGATGCCGCAGCTGCCGTTGTCGGACGGAATCCAGGATATTTTCGACGAGGAGGTGAACTGGGCGGCAATCGCCGGCGCCTGCGCGAAATACTGGAACAACCGGTATTACCTGGCGGTGCCGATCGGGACGAGCACGCAGAACAATCTGGTGCTGGTGTACAACTTCCTGAACCAGGAGTGGGAGAGCGCGGACACGTACCCGGGCGACTTCGACGTGCAGAGCTTCTGCGTGCTGAACTACAACGGCCAGAAACGACTGCACGCGGTGACGACCTTCGGATTCGTGGTCCTGCTCGAAGAGGATGACCAGGACGAATTCGGCACGCCGGGAAACGTGGCGGCGTATCCGATCATCGGCACGCTGGTGACGCGCGACTATCTTTGCGGGACGAAGAGCATCAAGCGGTTCACCGGCACGCAAATCGAGCTGGTGGCGAACACGATGGCGGACGCCCTGGCGGTGAGCTTCACGACGCGGAACCCGGACCTGGTGACGCCGCTGGCGGGGTTCACCGCCGACAAGATGACGGACGTGAGCTACCGGCAGCGGCTGCGGCAGCGCGGCGTGGCGGGCAGCGTGGCGATCACGACGAGCGCAGGGCGCCCTGAATTCAAGAGCGTGACGATCGGCGGATTCACCAGCGACCGGGCACCAATCACGAGGGAATAACCATGCCGACACTTATTTCAGGATTCGTATGGACGAGCGCGGGACTGATGACGCCCTCACGGCTGAACAGCGAATGGAGCGGAGGAAAGATCACCTTTGCCGGGAACAACGTGCTGATCGGCCGGCAGACGGCCGGCGCCGGCGACTGGGAGGAGATCGCATGCGTGGCGCAGGGATTCGCGCTGCTGGCGAACGGAACGACGGCGCAGCCGCAGTTCGCGAACATCGGCGCCGGCGTGGCGGCGGCGGGGACGATTCTTTTCAAGGGGCTGCTGCAGGCCAACCAGCAGCTGCTGACGGCGAGCCAGGGTGCGGGCGAGACGAGCGGAGCGAACCTGGTGGACGTGGCGACTACGTGGAACAATGGCGGAAACACGCCGACGCTGCTGAAGTTCAACGTGACGGATACCGCGAGCAACGCTGCCTCGAAGCTGCTGGACCTGCAGGTGGGCGGCGCAAGCAAGTTTGCCGTGCAGAAGGACGGCACGGTGGTGGCGGGGATCGTGCCGGTGGCTCGGGTGACGGGCCTGGCGACGGTGGCGACAAGCGGACAATATAATGACCTGGCCGGCCGGCCGGCGTTGGCGGCGGTGGCGACGAGCGGGAACTATAGCGATCTGAGCAACCGGGTGCGGAATTTCATGTTCATCGCGAGCATGGGTGCAGGCTTCGGCGGCCTGGCGGGACCGAGGCAATATACGGCGGTTGATATTTCTTCCTTGGGATTGGGCTCCACGCCGCTCGGGGTGGCGAACTGCAACTCCGAATGGACCGTGTGCGGGCAGTACGATTACGACAACAGCAGCTCCGGCCTGGCGCGGGTGAACTTTTCCAAGATGGACCTGGTGAGCGACGCAACCGGGACGTATCGCGGCACGCTTTATCTACAATGACGCCGAACGCACAGATGATCGTTTTCAATGACCCGGCCGGAGCAGACCTGGCGGTCGCATGGCTGAAGGCTGCCGGATACGACAGCGTGGTGACCACCACGCCACTCGGGTCCAAGCTGGTCGTCTCGGATGGCTGCGAGGCTTTCTTCCTTCAGACGGCAAGCAATCTGGCAAATCTGGATCCCCGGCTGCGCAATATCTGCCTGCAGGGCAAAGTGACCCCGCTGATCGCCGCGAAGATCGCGGCGCAACAACAAGGAGGGCAGTGATGACACCGAACGCGGCATTGCAGGTTTTGAGCATAGGGACGAGGGACCAGTCCGGCACGCGGGCTGACCACGGAACGATCCTGGACGCGCTCGAAACGCTAAAAGTGGCGGCGGGTGACAAGCTGGATCAGGAGGTGCCGATCGGCCTGATGGTGAGGCTGCCGCCGCCGCCGCCCGCGCCGGCCGAGAACAAGGAGGGTGGAAAATGAACCTGAAGACACCACTGCATCATGAATACCTTGATCTGATCCGCGAGATCTGCGGGAAGGAGGAGACGGCCTTCCGCTGGTTCCAGCAGGTGCTGGAGGCGGCGCTGCTGTGGGACCACCTGGTGGACGAGGACCACATGGACATCGCCGCGGCCGAGGTGACGCTGACGGCGCTGACGACGGAATGGATCCATAATGACTGGTATTACCGGAACCGGAACAGCCTGACACCGGTGCTGGTGAACTGCCTCTCGGCCTGGAAGTATGCCAACGCGACCACGCCGACGGCGGCGAAGTCGTATGATCTTTACACGGAGCTGGCCTGCACGATGACGCTGCTTTGCCGCGGGCAGGCCGGCGTGGAGAAATACATGCCGCAGATCCGGGCGATGATGGAGCGCGAGCGCCGGGAGGACCTGCGGCGCGACCATCCGCCATTTTTGATCGTGGGCCTGCCGCGGAGCCGGACGGCCTGGCTGGCGGCCTTCCTGACCGGCGGCGAGGTGCACTGCCACCATGAACTTTTGCGGCAGTGCAAGCAATGGATCGACTATCCGCAGAAGCTGCTGGCGACGCCGGCGCCGATCGTGGGCGATGCGGACCCGACGCTGCCGCTCTTCTACGAAGGGCTGCGCGAGCAGATCGGTCCGCACAAGGTGGTCTTCATCGAACGCGAGGAGAAGGCCGCGGAGGCGGCGCACCTGAAGATGCTGCAGGACGTGGGACAGGAGGCGGAGCAGCTACAGCTGGGCTGGCCGCGAGTGGTGCAGGCCTTCCGGCGCATGAAGGAACTCTGCCCGGATGCGCGCCGCTACGATTACGAGGACCTGGACGACATGGAAACGATGCGCGAGCTCACGGAGCACTGCACGGGGATGGCTTTCGACGAGGCGCGGTGGCGGCTGTTTGACGAATTGAAGGTGACGGCGCTGCCGGCAAAAGTGGTCCGCAACCTGGAGGCAATCAAATGAGTGTCGTGACCGGAGCGGCAGTCGGCGGCGGGATGCTCCTCGGCGGCATGATGAGCGGTGGCGGCAACGTGCCACAGCCGCAGCCGATGGATCCGACGCAACTGGGGCAGGACTCGCTGCAGACCCAGCTAGACCTGGCGCCGCAGGTGTACGCGGCCAACCAGCAGTATGACCCGCTCTACGCGCAGTTGAATGCGCAGAATCTCTCGACCTCGCTTTTTGGCGGCAACGGATCGCCGGGGCTGCTGGGCATCTACCAGCAGGCCTCGCCGCAGCTGCAGGCGCTGCAATCGCAGGCCAACACAGGCCAGCGCCAGGCGGACATCGCCGACGTGCAGAACCTAGGCCCGCAGGCGGTGGCGGCTTTCCTGGCGGCGAATCCACAGCTGCAGCAGCAGATGCAGGCGCTGCAGGGCGCGGTGAATACCCGGGCCAACGCCACGCCGTTGCAGGTGGGACCGTCCTCGGTGACGACGCCGCTGATGAGCGATGCCAGCAACTACCAGAAGCTGACGCCGCTGCAGCAGCAGCTGCAGGACACGGCCAGCGGCCAGCTCGCGCTGGGCGGCAGCCTGAGCCCGGACCAGCAGCGGCAGGTGGAGCAGCAGACGCGATCGGCCTACGCGGCGCGGGGCCTGGACGCGAGCAACATGTCGATCGGCAGCGAGATCATGAACACGCAGGCGGCGCAGCAGCAGATGCTGGCAAACCGGATGGGCATGGCGGAGGGAGCGAACCAGCAGCTGCAGCAGGCGCAGGACGCCAGCCGGTATTTCGCGCTGGGGGCGAACCAACAGGCCTTCACCTCCGGACTGTCGAACGCGGGGCTCCTGATGCAGCAGCAGCAGCAGAACCTGGGGAACCAGTTCCAGCTGGCCTCGGTGTACCAGAGCCAGTCGCAGGACCCCTTCCAGCTCGTGCTGGGGCGGAGCGGCGCGCCGAGCATGGCGATGTCGGCCGTCGGGCAGGGGCAGCAGCAGCCGGTGGGGCCGCAGATGTTCAATCCCTTCGACCCGGCGATCATGTCAATGTACAACGCGAATTTCAACGCCTCGAACGCGGCCAACATCGCGAGCG